GCGGTGCAGCCTGCCCTACCGGCACCGCCCCGCCCATGCTCTGCGCGAGTGCCTTCTTCGCCGCTTCCGCCGCCGCCCACTGCTGCGCCGCAGCAGTCTTCTTCGCCTCTGCCGCTGCCATCATGCCAACCATGCGAGCTTGCGCCTCCGGCACCCCGGTCTTCTCAAGCCAACTAAGCGCCGGGCCGGCCACGGCAAGCACAATGCCAATCGCAACGGTAACGAACTGCGTTTGCGAGGCAGGATCAGCGCCGATTACGCCGTAGGAAGCTAGCGCCGTGCCGGCCATACCAAGGTAATGGCGAAGCTGGCCCAAGGCTACGTCCTTAAGAAAGGCAGAAGTCTGCGGATCAAGCGTCATGGCGGTGAGAGCTCCCTACTAAGTTGCAATGGTGCCGGCGAGCGTAACCCACGTCCGCACACCGCCAATGTCGCTAATGCAGAAATACAGCGCGCCGTTGTCGTCGCTCAGCGTGCCATTCACGCCTGCGCCGCCGTCGTCGAGCACATCGTTTGCACCACCCGGCCAGACCTTGCACGTCTGCGGACCATCATTTCGAATGTACAGGACATTCGGATACGGCACGCCGTTCGCATTCGTCCCGCTCGGCGGCAAGCTAACCGAGTCACTCGCATTCGCGGTGAGGACTTGATTTACGACTTGCGTGAGCTTCTTCGCCCCCACGCGAGTTTGCACGGTAGAGGCGACGATACCAGAGTCGGTACTGAGCAGGAATTGCGCCAGCAGCGCGTTGAGAAGGCTCCCATCGAATAGGCGGAAGCCAGGCTGCAAGGGTTGCGGGGTATTTGTGACTTCGGCCATCGTAGGGTGCTCCTTAGTTGGCGCGGGATTGCGCTGTTCCGACCGCTAGCGTATTTGGTCGCTGTATGGCGAGTATATGCCGGGCCGCGACAAGCCCTCAGGCAGCGTAAGTTGCCCAATCTGAGTATTTGCCTTACGAAGCGAGTTGAGCGCAGCTTTGGCCTTCTTCGTAATCCACGGTATCTCCGGCAGGGTGTAAGCGTTGCGGATGCGATCTACCATGTTCCAGTGTAGCGCGTTGAAGTACACCTTCGGCAAGACGATGTTCGCCGCGAGATTCGCAAGCTCACTAAGTATCGCCTTGGTCTGAATGTGCACTTCGTAGATCGCAGCTTGCGGCACCGGCCAAGGATAGATCACGCCCAACGGATACGCGGAGTCGTAGAAGATGTCCTGCGGGAAGCTCGCGAGTTGCTTCAGTGCAATGTTGTTGTAATCTTCGCGAGCCATGAGCAGTCGCAACGGGTAGTCGATCTGGTTCGGCTGACTTTGTACTAGCTGTCGGAAGAACGCACTTTCAAGCCTATCCGGCCGCTCGGCCATCGGGTAGTCCCCTCCTGGCCCAACGGTGTAGCTTTGCGCTCCGGTGCTGACCTTTGCCGTGTCGATGTTGTGGTACACCAGCCACCGCTCATTACTCCACTCGTCTAGCATGAAGTTGAGACGAGTCAGGAAGAGCGCGCTGTCCTGCCCGCTCGCGACTTGGCCCGTTCCGACGATGCCCGCGTCGAATAGTACTAGGTTCGCTAGGTCAAGTCCAGTCGGCATCGACTAGCCCCCGCCGGGCAAGCCGGGCAAAGGGCTCGGGGGCTTTGCCGCCGTGGGCGCGGGCGCAGGTGCGGGCGCGGGGGAGACCACTACCGTAGGCGGATTCAGCAACAGCCCATTGGCGCTATCCTCTTCCGCCTTATTATTCACGACTACGCCGGTGTGCCCAGAGCCAACCCACTTCGGATACTCAGTAGCGGGCAAGGCGGCGATAGCAACTGGCGTAGCCTTCACGTATGCCACGACAACCTCCACTCGCCCCTTCGTCGAGTCGCCATCCCGGCGCAACCACAGTTCAGTGTCGCTGCCGACGGCCGGCACGATCTTCGCAACTTCGCCCTCGACCTTCACGACAGAGTCAGGGCTTGCGTCATCTTGCGTCGTGGCAAGTACGACTGTTCCGCCCTCGAATGGCGGATCGAACGCGACTACGCACTGCAGCACGAATGTGCCCCTCGGCAAAGTCGCGATCTTACTTGCTCGCTTCTTGCTCGCCGCAGCGGCGTCCACTCGCTTCGCGAAGTCCTCGTTGCTTTCGCCAGCCTTCTGCGTCGGCGCGGGAAGCTCGCCCCACAGGGGCGAGTCGAACGCGAGGCTCGCTCGCATTGCGAGCACGGTGCAGAATTCGTCGTACTCAGCCATTCGTCTTCTCCGGTGCTTTGGGCGACAGCACGCTCGGCTTCGCCACAGGTTGCAATGGCGCGGGGTCATTCGACGCTTGCGAGCCACTCACGGCAAGCAGCTTCGCGCGAAGCTCGTCGTTCTCGCGTGCGAGTCGGTTGCGCTCGGCCAAGACCGGATCGTCTTCAAGCTTCACGCCGGGCACGGACTCAGCGCGGAAGGCAAGTTCTTCGCGTTGCGAGTTCACGATGCGGTAGAGCGGCTTACCGAACTGATCCTCGCCAGTAGTGATTTGCTTCGGGTACTCCGCGAACGGCCGCGGCCGGCCATCAGGATCGAACTGGCCGATCTTGCCTTCAGCTTCAAGTCGCTTGTAAATTGCTAGCATGGCAGTGGGCTCCTCAGTTTGGTGGAATTGTAAATCCGTTAGCAGTCATAGCTGCTGCTATCTCGCGAAATCCTGTCGCGCCATCGTGCCCTCGCATCATAGCATTAGCTATCCACGATGCAACCCAGTCGATGTCATCTTGGTCACGAGGATCGAAGCCTTGCTCAGCCGCAATTCGACAGAATTCAGCGGCCCACACTCGATGATCGCGGCTCAAGTAAAGTTCTGCGTCAGTCATTTCTTGCCCTTCACCTTCTTCGGCAACTTGTCACCTTTGTCGGCCTTAATGAACTCGCGGCCGACTTTCTTCGGTATGCCGAGCGTGGACTTGCCGCTCATGGCCGCGCCCATTGCGCGCCGTTGGGCTTCGCTTCGCGGTGGCATCTTTCAGACTCCATTAGCAGTGGGTCTGCGCGAAGCGCGGCAGCCTCGCAGAGTGCAGGGGGTGCCCGCTCTGCGAGGCGCCACGCCCAGTCCCCCACCGCCTAGTAGGGACGAGGCTAGTTCAGTTTCGTTTGCCGAAGATGTCCTCAAGTGTCGTTTCCTTCTTCGGCGGTAGGCTAGTCTTGATCCAAACTGGAGGTGGTGGCGGTGCACCTTCTCCAACTCCATCGCGGGTACTTGCGAACTCTCCGTAGTATTTGCGAGCACCCTCTTCGTAAGCCGCAATCGCTTCCTCTTTCGTTTTGAAGTGACCAAGCGAAATTGGGCGGCCATTCACTTGTATTCTTGCTTGCCACTTCATCGCATCTTTGCGATATCGAACTCCCTTTGCCCCAGATTCGCTATTCGAGTTAACCTTCGCATTGTGTCTATTCTGACCGCGATTGCAGGGACGAAGATTATTGTACTTGTCATTGCTTTGGTCACGATCAGCATGATCAACTCGCTCAGGCCATTCTCCAGTCACGTAGAACAAAGCAAGAGCCGACGAGTAATAATGCACATTGTCTATCATAACGTGCCAGTAATTATTACCTTGGCTCTGCCCTGCTCTGTCTCCAACCTTAACGTTTCTGCTTTTAGCTACGAGCCAGAAGAAGTATCCAGTCTCTGGCTCGTATCGAAGGATAGTCTTGAGATACTCCTGCGTGAAGGGCGGTTGCATGTACGTCTCCATTGTGTTGCGAACAATACCATGATGGCACGTTCATAACGCAATGTCAACGTATCATTCCTACAAAAAGTCAGGAACCACACATGCCCATTCCGGCCTCACATAAAGAACACCCCAGAGGACATCCAATCTAGTGATAAACTGATCACTTCGTATGTCGTATGCTGAAATCATACGCATCGAGATTCCATCGTAGCTCTCCCTCGCCGCCTCGTGCACCCCACGCGGCAACTCCAGGTCCGCCGTTGCCATCGTAATGGCCTCAGGCACGAACGCGAAGTTCTTACGGTACACGGCACTTGCCAGTGTCGCGGGGATCACATTCGCAGCATTGGCTGGCGAGCTATCCACCGTCTGGTACTGCACGCTCGTCGGCCCAGCCGCGGGCGGAATCAGCGCGGGATAGATGTTGAGCGTCGTCCCGCCGTTCGCCACCGCAGTCGTCAGCACGAACTGCATCGGAGTTTGCGTCGTGACCTTCGTAATTCTGTTGACGGAGTTGACGCCAGAGATCGTAACGATGTCGCCGAGGGCGTAAGTGCCCGCGAGCGCGTTGATGGTGATCTGCAAGCCAGTCTGGTTCGCGCCATTGACGGTAGCGGAAGTCGCCTGTGGAGACGTATAGGCGCCGGTCGTGTGCTTGATAACCGTTTGGTCCGAGTACCAGTCGAACCCGAGCGTGTCCTCGGCGATTTGGCCGCGCTTGTACTGCTCGCCGATCTTCGCCTGGGGGTTCAGCAGGCCCGCGAGGCTCGCGACGCTTCTCGCCATCGTGATGGGGTCGAGGATGAGCTTGCGGCGACCTCTCGGAGCGGAGTTCAAGTCGAGTAGCGCGCCAGCGGTGAGCCAGGTCTGCGCAATGGGTGTGAGCACATTCCCCGCGCCATCGAAGTTGCCCGCGAGACGCGCCACACCACCCTCGACGCCTTGCATGATATTCGCAGCCACGTCGCCGCAGAGGTTATTCACCATCGGTGCGAGAATGCGGCGGGAGAAGTCGTCGAGCGACATCGTGCGATCGACAGAGCTGTATGACACGTCCACGCCATACTGGTTCGTTAGCGTCAGCGTCGTGGACTGCTCGCTGGTATCCTGGATGCTGGCCGCTGGCCCGTGCCGAGTCGTGAAGTCGTTCGGCAAGCGCACACGCACAGTCGTGCCGATCTTCGCGCCAGTCTTCGCAAACTGATCATCGTACTGCTGATCGATATGCTGAATGAACTCATTGGAGTTCTTCCAGAGGCGAACCGCCTCCCGAGTGATCATATTGATGGTGAGAATCGTGTTCGGCATCGCGCCTTCGGCGCACTCGCGCCGCCTCTAACAGGGGTTGACACAGCGCGGCGGAGCCGCGCGCTATGCCAGGGCCTGAGTCTGGGCGCTTTGATGCAGGCAGAGGCGGGTTGCTCGATGGGCAACTCGAAGTCCATTTGCGCGTAAGGGCGCGCAATCCCTAACGTCTTGCAGCAGCTCGCTCAGCGCGCTCAGCTTCGTTGCGCTTCGCGATAAAGTCTTTCATCGGCATAGTCTCAAGGTCAGGCTCGGCTCTCGTCGCGCCGCCCACCTTCGGAACAATAGGCTTGGGAGCGCGCGAGACTTTCGGTTCGGCCTCGCCGGCAGCCTGCTGACTTGCGCCCAACTCGCTTGCGAGCTTCGTCAGCGCGACGGCCTGCGCCACCGGGGGCATCGAGAGGATGCGGTCTGCTTCGCTGGGATTCTTCCCAAGGTGGTATATGAGCGCGCCGGCAGAGCCAGTCTCGAGCGCCGCTGCGAGGAACTCCGCAGGCACAACCGGGCCGGTTAC